GCTCGACGCCTGAAGCAATACCTCTTGACCAAGGCCCAGGACCGCGAGCGGCTGGCTCAGCTTGCGGAGAACGACGCGCTAAAGACCCTGCGGGAAGAGGTGGTCGTCGCCTTGGGCCAGTTGGAACGGCGGCTCAATCTTGCTAACCGGTCGGACGCCGAGTTCCTTGCCGCCTATCCCGAGGTCGAGAAGTCGCTGAAGTTGCTGGCCGAGTTGAAGAAATCGAACTTCTCGCTGGAACAGAAGTCGGGCGCGACCCTTTCGCGGGAACAGGGCTTTGCGCTCGTCCGCCGAATGATCGAGATTATCGTGGACGAGTTGCAGGGCATCGCGGACTATGAGCGGATCGTCGAAAGCATCACCATGCGAATCCTGGCGACGGTCCAGCAGACCGACACGTCGGAAGTCAGTCCCGAATGAATCTCGTCTGGTGCGCCTGCGGCCGACTTGTCCAGTATCCGGGCGAGTCCCGCTGCGAGAACTGTTGGGCGGACGATCAGGCCCGTTCGGATAAGCGGCGGCCAGCCAACGTCAACACGATGGTCAACGCTTCGCGGGAGGTGAGCGATGCTCCGGTATCGGACCAACCCGTTCATCCCCGACGAGAGCAAGGCGGGGGACATCATCGGATTCAGCGGCGATAGCTGGCTGAGTGCGCTGGTGAACATCGCCACCTACGGCCTGCCGTTCTGGGGCCTCAGCCACGTCGGCATCTTGGGGCACGCGGACGATGGGAAGTTGATGCTCTTCGAGAGCACGCAACTCGACGGCCTGCCTTGCGAGATTAGCCGTGAAGTGTTCCTCGGAACCCAGGCCCACGAGTTGGAGCACGTCGTTTTGGCCTACAAAGGGAAGGTCTGGCGCTATCCGCTGTATCGCCCATTGTATCCGACCGAGGACAAGCGGTTGACCGAGTTCCTGATGTCCACGCTCCACACGCCCTACGACAAGATGGGGGCGTTCCGTTCGGCCGGCGTTGGACTGTCATGGATCGAGTCCTTGCTACACCACGATAACTTGAATTCGATCTTCTGCTCAGAGTGGTGCTGCGCGGCCCACACCTACGTCGGCGTGTTTCGCACGGACAACGTGAGCCGCTGGAACCCCAATCGCTTCGTGCGGACGGAACGGCGCATTCACGTACTGAGAACGCCGGAGAGGCTAAAATGAAGCAATTCGTCGTCGCGTTAGTCCTGTTGGCATCCCTTTCGGGGTGCGAAATCAACGAAGGTCGGGGAACCTCGGCACCCAAGCAGGAGCGGCCGGCTGTGAACGTCCCGGCGGCGCTGCGGCAGAGCAACTGGCGCGGTCCCCAGGGCCAAGGCTCGTGCGTCCACGCGACGATGATCTCGCTTTTCCGTTGGCAATACCGTTTGAAGACGGCCGACTGCTGGCGGCGGAGCTACGGCGACGGCGAGTATCCCGAAGACCTGGCCGCGAAGTTCGACAGGGAGGGCATTCGGTACGCCTACGTCACCAACGGAGACGTGCGATTCCTTGAATGGAGTTGTCGGACTCGTCGCGGCTGCGGCATTACGGTCATGGGCGGGGCGCACATGGTTGCCCTGGTCCACCTCGACGACAAGTGGGCCGCGATCCTCGACAACAACAACGTCGAGCGGTTCATCTGGGTTCCGCGAGAGACGCTGATCGCTGAGTGGAAGGCGAGCTATGGATGGGCGGTAACGCCGATCTACACCCCGGCGGCTCCGCTTCCACGATAATCCCCGAGACACTTCCAACACGAGAGGAAATCAATGAACAAGCTGCTCCCGAGTGTGCTGTGCTTGCTCGCAATCTTCGCGGCGGTTGCACCATGCCTCGCCGATACTGTCAACGGCGTCCTGGCCGAGGAACGGATCGTCAACCTGCCGCAAGACCAGGGCAAGTGGTTCGTCAGCGTGGTCGGCAACGCGACCGACGCCCGCTACCGCGAGATTCTGGGCTGGTTCGATGCCAATGCCGGCCTGAAGAAGCTGAAGGATCAGGTCCATTTTTGCCTGGTCACAAGCGACACGGCCATCTATCAGGCCCGCTACGCCGGCAACGTGAAGGGTCTGCCGACCGTGCGGGTGCAGAAGGCGGACGGCACCGTCGTCTACGAGGCCGCCGGGAAAGACATTCCCATGACGGCCGCTGGCCTGAACGGCGCGATCGCCAGCGCGGTGAGCACTGCCCAGGGCATCCGGCCGATTCTCCCCTGGCGACGAGAAATGGAACGTCGCTGCCCAGGCCCGTGCCCGAACCCGCAGCCGAATCCTCAGCCGCAGCCGCAGCCGGACCCGGAGCCACAGCCGATTGATGACGGCGGGCCGCCCAACGTCGATCCGGCCCCCACTGAAAGCCCGGTGCCCTGGGGCCTGCTGCCCGTGTTGTGTGTCGCCGGCCTCGCGGTCGGCACCGCCTGCGGCTACGGCAAGCAGTTGTACCAAAAGCTGCATCCGGCCGTGAAGTAACGTCCCGTTTGCCTCGTTTCCGTCCCGTTTCCGACCACCCGGCTATAAACCAGCCATCCTCAGTACACCGGAGAAGAACAATGAACCCCATCGTCGTGATCTGGATTCTCGCAGTTGTCGTCGCCGTGCTCATCGGCCGTGAAGTCGGCAAGTGGCTCTTCGGCGAGAACGCCAAGCTGATGCAGAAGAAACGGGCAGCCCAGGTGTTGGCCGCCAAGCTGCGGGACAACGGCCTGAGACTGCTGCCCGCCTTGTTGGAGGACTTCGCCGTCGGCGACGTGCAGGACATGGTGGAGAAGATCCACGATGTCGCCAAGCTGGTCGAGTCCGGCAGCGACGCAATCGAGAAGGAATTGGAGGCGACTTACCAGAATGTCCTGACGAAGAAACTGGCTACGCCCGAGGGCCTGGCCCTGGTCAAGGCAAAGATCGCCGAGATCGAGGCCCCCGCCCCGAGTCCCGCCGAGACTGCGAAGCCCGTTGCCGCGGCCAAATCCTAGCCAAACGCACCGGCCGCACCGCTCCCCGTGCGGGTGACGTGCATCATGGGCCGGTTGAGTATGCGACCGTCAGCCCCGTAATCCTGTGCGGGGCTGACGGTCCCGACAAAGCGAGAAGCGAGAATCGGACGATGAATCGACGCCTCTTCCTAGCCGTTGCGGTCCTCTGCATCCTGGCCGGTTGCCAGCAGCCGCAAACGCCAACCCCGCCGAGCGGCCCCTGTAAGCGGCCGACGATGTTGGTCTTCACGGCATCGTGGTGCGGGCCGTGCAAGGCCCAGAAGCCCCTGGTGGTCCAGATCGAGGCGGCTGGGGTCGAGGTGCGCGTCTATGACGTAGACGAGAACCCGGAAATGGCGAGGAAATACGGTATCACGGCCACGCCCACGTACATCTTCTACCTGTGTGGTCGTCAGCCGCTTCGCACGCACGACGCCAACGAGGTGCTGGCGATTATCCGCAACGGCTGGGGCTGCAAGTGACTCGCCGCTGTCGCAATTGCCCGGATCGACCGCCGCAAAGTGAGACGCAGCCAACAAGGGTCGTCGGCCTTCGTCGCCGTCGAGAGCGAAACACGAGGTTCCACCGGGCCGAACGCCGAAGCAACCAGCGAGCCGCACTTGTCGCTGACCCACGCGAACCCGTGATGCAACCTCCATTAGACTAATGATCTCCCTCCATGAAGTTCGTGGACGAGTTGTTACTGGCGTTGGGGGAGGGATTGCGCAGCAACAACCTACGGTCGTGCAGTCGTTGGGCCGAGCATCGACGGGTGATGGGGGCACCCTTCAACGGACCTTACAGCTTCGCGCGGCATCCGTGGTGCCGCGAGATTCACGACGGCAAGGCGGCTTGGACGGTCGCCATGAAGGCGGCCCAGTTAGGCGTGACCGAGACCGGGATCAACCGGGCGTTCTTCACGCTCGACCAGTCGAAACGAGACGTGCTCTACGTCTTGCCGACCGCGCTGAACGCGAGCGACTTTTCCAAGGCCCGCTTTGCGACCGCCCTGAAGCTCAGCCCTTACCTGAAAGACCTGTTCGTCGATACGAACACCGTGGGGCTGAAATCGACCGGCACGAACGTGTTGTACATCCGCGGGAGCCGAGGCGACAGCAACCTGAAATCCATCCCGGTGTCCGAGTTGATCTTGGACGAACTGGACGAGATGGACACCCATGCGGTGTGGCTGGCACTGGAACGGCTGTCGGGCCAGATCGAAAAGCACATCCTGGCGATCTCGACCCCGACGGTTCCCAAGTACGGCATCCACAAGCTCTACCTGACCAGCACCCAGGAGCACTTTTGTTTCCAGTGTCCGCACTGTGGGCGCTGGACAGAACTGGTCTGGCCGGAGTGCGTGGAGATCATCGGCGAGTCGGTCAACGACCCCCGCTGTACCGAATCGTTCATCAAGTGCCGGGAGTGCAAGCACAAACTGGACCACGAGGCCAAGCCGGAGTTCCTGGCCGGCGGCCAGTGGCAGGCTACGGAAGCCAACGTTTCGCCGGAGGAGTCGCGGGGCTTTTACATCAACCAGCTTTACTCGTCCACCGTGACGCCCGGCGAACTGGTGATCGCCTACCACCGGGGGCTGGGCGACGAAGCGGCGAACACGGAGTTTCATTGCAGCAAGCTGGGTGTGCCGTTCATCGGCGAGGGTGCCCAGGTCACGGACGAGATGATCGAGAACTGCGTCAAGTCGCACTCGATCAACGATCCCCGCCCGCAGATCGGCGGCGACCGCCTAATAACGATGGGCGCGGACCAGGGGAAGACGGGATACGTTTCGGTCGTGGACTGGTTGTTCGATCAACACCCCGGCAAGGACATCAATGCGGCGGCCATCGGCAAGTTGCTCTGGTTCGGCAAGTTTCCGGGCGACGATTGGAGCTACCTGGACGACTTGATGCGGGAGTGGCAGGTCTTGGCCTGCGTGGTGGACGCCGACCCGTTCACCAACGACGCCCGCCGGTTTGCCAAGAAGTTCCACGGCTACGTGTGGCTGACGCGATACCGGCGAGGACAGACGGCCAAGGAAATCGCCATCAGCGAAGAAGACACGGGGGCACCCTTCGCCACGGTAGACCGCACCAACTGGCTCAGTTGCACGCTCGGGCGGTTCAAGACGACGACGCCACGCATTCTGTTGCCCCGCGACATTTCGTTTGAATACCGGGAACACGTCAAGAACCTGGTCCGCACTTACAAGAAAGACGACACGGGAAACCCGGCCGCCGAGTACGTGAACACGGGGGCCGACCACTTTGCCCACTCCCTATGCTACGCCGACATCGGCCTAGCGCTGGCCCCGATTGGCGGCAGTGGTGAGAACGTCGGTAAGGTCACTTAACGCGAGTTGTGTCATGGCCGAAAGTCAGACGCTCAGCCTGATCGACAGCCGGCATCCCGGCTACCTGTCCGGCATGACCGACTGGGGAAAGTGGCGGCTGACCTACGACGGGGGCGACTCCTTTCGGGACGCCTACCTGGAAAGGTTCTCGACCCGAGAGGACCAAGCCGACTTCGCTACGCGCAAGGCGGTCACGCCGGTCCCGGCCTTCGCTAAGGCTGCGATCAACGACATCCGCAACGCCATTTACCAGCGGCTCCGCGACGTGGTGCGCAAGGGCGGCAGCGAGGTCTACCAGGCGGCGGTCAACGGCCACAACCTGGGCGTGGACCATCGCGGCTCGACGATGAACGCATTTCTGGGCGTGAAGGTCTTGACCGAGCTATTGGTCATGGGGCGAGTGGGCGTGTTCGTCGATCATCCACTGATCCCAGCCGGCGCGACGCTGGCCAACGTCAGCCGTCCTTCGCCGTACCTCTACAAATACGACATCGAAGACATCCTTTCCTGGACCTGCTCGAAGCCGGAGGCCCCTTCCGAGTTCCAGGCAGTGCTGCTGCGCGATACGACCATGCAGTACGACCCGTCCACCATGTTGCCGACGCTTTCGGTGCAGCGGTATCGGTATCTGTGGATGGAGGGCGGGCACGTCCACTTGCAGTTCTACAACCTCCAGAAGGAAAAGGTGGACCGCGAGGGGCTGCCGGGCGGGCCAATGGTGTTGGAACTGGACCGCATCCCCTTCGTGATGCTCGACCTCGGCGGCAGCCTGATTAAGGACGTATGCCAACAGCAGATCGCGCTGTTGAACCTCGGCTCCAGCGACGTGAACTACGCCCTGCGGAGCAACTTCCCGTTCTACATCGAACAAAAGGACATGCGGGCCGTGGGAGCCCACTTGAAACACGCCGCCACGGAGGACGGCACGGCGACCAGCGGCGGACAGGCCGCGGCGGACGCCAGCATCAAGGTCGGCGCGACGCACGGGCGCACCTACGACAAGGGGATGAACCCGCCGGCCTTTATCAATCCCTCGGCGGAGCCGTTGCGAGCGAGCTTGGAGTTGCAGGACCGGCTCAAGCGCGACATCCGTGAACTGGTGAACCTGGCGGTGTCGAGCCTGGCGGTGCGGGTCTCGGCCGAGTCGAAGGCGATGGACAACCAGGGCCTTGAAGCGGGGCTGAGCTACATCGGCCTCTTGCTGGAAAGCGCCGAGCGGCAGATCGCCGAGTTCTGGGCCGCCTATGAGGAGCGAAACCCGAACAAACGCGAATTGGCGACGATCAAGTACCCCGAACGCTACAGCCTGAAATCGGATGCCGAACGCATCAAGGAAGCCCAGGACTTGCAGAAGCTCATGGGGGCCGTCCCCGGACGCCGGGTGAAGCGAGAACTGGCCAAGGGCATAGTCCAGACGCTCTTGGGCGGCAAGATTGGCATGGACGACCTTAGCACGATCAACCGGGAGATCGACGCGGCCCATTACACCACGAGCGATCCGCAGACCATCATTCTTGCGGCCCAGGCGGGGCTGGTCGGCGAGAAGACGAGTTCCATCGCGTTGGGTTTCGACGACGACGAGTATCTGGAGGCTCGCAAGGACCACGCGGAGCGCGTCAAACGGATCGCCGAGGCCCAAGGGATGGACGGTGACGGTAGCGATCCTGCGGCGCGAGGGGTTTCCGATCTATCAGCCGACCCCAACGCCGGCAAGGAAGAGAAAGCCGCCAGTCGGAGCACCGATTTACGAGACACGACAGCCTCGCGCGTGCGCGGCAGGGGACGATTCACGGGAGAGTGACCGATGCTGGTTGACGTTGTGCAAGAGAGCCGCCCGGAGTTTCGCACGGGCAGCGGCACCGTGGGCACAAGCGTGGTGCGCCTCGGCGCGGCCAGCGCGCGGCAGACGGTCACGCTCACCGACGTAACGGCCGGCACCTTCAAGCTGGGCGTCGGGCAGTCCGAGACGGAGGCACTCGCGTTCGACGCTGCTGCGGCGGCCGTGCAGACCGCTCTGGAAGCCGTCGTCGGCGAAGGCAACGTGGCCGTGTCGGGCAATGCCGGGGGACCGTGGACGGTGAACTTCACTGACTCGCTGCGGTGGCAGCTTGTTGCGGCCATGACGGCGGTGGACGTGGACCTGGAAGGGGAAGGGCACGCCGTTGCGGTAGTGGTCAGCGAGCGGGGGCACGCCGTCGGCTGGGAAGTGAAGAAATACGTCATGCTCCGCGCCAACGGGGCCAACGCCAGCGTCATTATGATCGGCCACCGACCGGACAACGCCGGGGACGGGTTCATCCTCTCCGCCGGCCAGCAGAGCCCGCCGATCTACGTGGACAACGTGAACAAGCTATACATCGTTGGTGGGGCAGCGGACCAAGGCTACTCCTGGATCGCCTGTTAAGGGAGGCGTGTTATGGCTATCGACGCCACCTTCTACGGCACCTTGGAGGAGGCCGAGGAATACTACGCCAACCGCCTCCATGAGACGGCGTGGAGCAACGCCTCGGCGACCGACCGGCGAAAAGCGCTGATCGCGGCGCGGGGAATCATCGACGCCTTGAACTACAAGGGCAACAAGGCGAGCGTTTATACGCTCTTGCAGGCGAACCCATCGGCTTCGCAAGACGAGATCAGGACGGCGGAGGCGGCCCAGGCGTTGGAATTCCCCCGAGGGGCGGACTCGGTGGTGCCCGAGGCACTCCGCATCGCCGAGTACGAGATCGCTTATGCCCTCCTGGACGGCAAAGACCCCGAATTGGAGTTGGAAAACCTGGCCGTCAACGCGATGGGGTACGGGGCGGTGAAGACCAGCTACGAGCGGTCGCAATTGCCCATCGAACATATCGTCAACCTGGTGCCGAGTTCTGTCGCGTGGCGCTTGCTCAAGCCTTTCTTGCGCGACTCGGACGCCCTGAGACTGATGCGACTGAGCTAGGGGCGTTCCCTGGCTCCCTTGTACCGGCCCATAGCCGGGTCAGACCCGCCGAAAACCGGGACTAGGCGGATGCTCTGTGATGAAACCTGTCCGGGAAAAGGTGTAGTGCATGTCCATCTCTCTGTACCTGGCGCGACCGTGGTCCGCTTGTTTCGAGGGTGAAGACGACGGCGCGAAGGCCGCCGCGGAGAAGGCCGCAGCCGAGGCTGCCGCCGCTGCCGCTGCCACCGCTGCCGGCAAGGTGTTCACCCAGGAGCAGGTCAATGGCATCGTCGCGGCCGACCGCCGCAAACTGGAAGAGGCGTTGAAGAAGACCGAGAAGCAGTACCAGGACTTGCTGGCCAGCCAAAGCCTCACCGAGCAAGAGCGGAAGGCCCTGCAAGCCAACTTGGAAATGGTCCAAGGCCAACTGCGGAGCAAGGAAGAGCAACTCCTGCTGGAAAAGAAACAGATCGAGGAGTCCTACGCCAACAAGATGCAGGACATGGAAAAGAAGGCGAGTCACTTCGAGACGCTCTACCGTGACTCCACCATCGAACGGGCGCTTCAAGACGCCGCGGTGAAGCACGAGGCGTGGAGCCCTTCGCAGGTCGTCTCGCTGTTGCGGCAGCAGACGAAGATGATCGAGGAGACGGACCCCAAGACCGGCAAGTTGACCGGCAAGTACAAGCCGATGGTCGAGATGCTGGCTCTCAACACGACGACCGGCGAGATGGAGACCAAGGCGTACACGCCCGAGGACGCCGTGAAGAAGATGAAGGACACGCCCGACACCTGGGGCAACCTCTTCAAATCCGGTGTGGTCTCGGGCATCGGCGCGGGAACGGCTACCGGCGGCCTTGCGCCGGGTCAAAGCGGCAGGTTGGATGCGGCGGCGATTCGCAAGCTGACGCAAGAACAGTACCGCGAGATTCGGGCCACCCACCCTGAATGGCTCGGTCTCAACCCTCTGCCCAAGAAGGGCCGCTAACGATTCAGGGGCCGGTAAGCAATGTCTGCTTGAGGCGGCGCACGTCACGGTGGCTTGCCGCAATGAGCAAAGTCCACACGAGAAACTTCGGAGAACAGCAATGAACCGTTTGTACCTCAGCCAGCCCTTCGTGGCTTGCTACGAAAACAACCTCGACGCCTTCATTCCCGAGCAGTGGGCGCGCGAGGGCCTCGAAGTGCTCGAAGAGAACATGGTGATGGCGAACCTCGTCCACCGTGACTTCGAGCCCGAGATCGCCAAGTTCGGCGATGTGGTCAACACCCGCCGCCCCGGCGAGTTCAAGATTCGCCGCAAGAAGGACGGCACCACGCTCACCCAGCAGGACGCCGTAGCGACCAACGTGCAAGTGCCGTTGGATCAGTGGTTCTACTCGTCCTTCGTGATCCGCGACGGCGAGGGCAGCAAGTCGTTCCAGGAGTTGACCGACATCTACCTGCGGCCGGCGATGCAGACCATCGCCCGTGGCATCGACCGTGCCCTGCTCGGTCGGGTCCATGCTTACCTCGGCGCGCCGGCCGCGCGCGTGGGCAAACTGGGTGGTCTGACCGCCAGCACGGCCAAGGACTACGTGCTGGACGCCCGTGAGAAGCTGAACATCGCCAAGGCCCCAATGGACGGCCGTAAGCTGGTGATGGCTCCCACGAGCGAGACGGCCATGCTCAAGACCGACCTGTTCGTCAAGGCCAACGAGCGCGGCGACGGCGGCACGGCGCTTCAGAACGCCACGCTGGGGCGCATCCTCGGCTTCGAGACCCTGATGGATCAGAACGTCAACTGCGTGCTGTCGGGCAGCGAAACCGACAGCGATCCGGTCACGGAGCCGTATGCCGCCGGGACCGCCGCCGGCACGGAGATCGCGTCCGTTCTGGCCCCCACGGCGGGTGAGTTCGTGGTCGTGGCCGGCAACGATCAGCCGACCTGGGCGACCGCGACCAATGCGGCCTGGTTCAAACTGAACGAGGCCCTGAAGTACGCGACCGAAGACAACGCCGTGGCCACGCGCTACGTGAAGTGCGTCACCGCCGCCGCCTACGCCACCGGCTACAGCGAGGGCGTGGCCCTGACCGTCACCGATGGCAAGGCCCCGCAGGTTGGACAGTTGCTCGCCTTCGGCGCGACCACCGGCACTCGGCACACCTACACGGTGATTGAGTCCGAGGGGAACGGCACGTCTTGCACCGTGTACCTGGATCGGCCGCTCGTGGCCGCCGTGGGCAACGGTGCCGATGCGTTCCCCGGTCCTTACGGGGCGATGAATCTCGCCTTCCACCGGGACGCGCTGGCGCTAGTCACTCGCCCGCTGGCCCTGCCGGACACCCGTGCGGGCGTGATGGTTGGAAACGCCGACTATAGCGGCATCACCATGCGGGTCTTGGCCCAGTACGACATCAACGCGGGCGGCCTGATCGTCAACTGCGACATCCTCGCGGGCGTGGCAGTGCTGAACAGCGGCCTCTTGGTCCCCGTGCTCGGCTAACGGCCATTCGGTCGAGCGACTGAAACCGCCGCCCGCCCAGGACAACGCTTGGGCGGGCGGCCTCTCTGCCACACGCGGCCTCTCGACGCGGACGGAGTTGCCTCATGGAACTGCTACTTGCACAAGCCGACACGTTCGCCGATGCGATTGCCCTGCTCAAGCAGTACGGGCCGCTGGTCCTGGTCGTGGCCTTCCTCCTTTGGCAAAGCTGGGTCCGAGAGGCGCGCATGAGCAAGCGAATCACCAAGCTGGAGGACGAGCAGCGGAACGTGCTGATGCCGCTGGTCGAAAGGTGCGCGGACGTGATCGCGCAGAACACTCTGATGATGGAACGCTTGGAAAAGGCTCTGGACGAGCGGTTCGACTGCCCGTGGCGGCCGAAGTGTTCGCAACAAGCCTGAGCGAACGGCAGTGACGACCATGACCTATCCTGCGAATTACTCCCTGAATCAGCAGATTCGCAGGACGCTCTACGCCCTGAAACGGCAGTACGGCGGCAGCATCGTTGTTTACCAGAATGGTTCGGTCGTCGCGGATACGAAGACGGGCGAGGTGGCCCGGACGAAGACGGCGACCCGGATTCATCGGGCCATTGTCTTGCCCGTGACGGTAAGCCGCGAAGTGAAGCAGTCGATTTCGCTGATCTCCGCCAACAAGCAGATGGTCACGGGCGGCGGCTTTGAGTCGGGCAAGCGGCTGTTCATCATTGAGCGCCGCGACTGCCCGAACCTCGTGCTCTCGAAGAACGATTGGCTGGCCTACAACGGGCGGAAGTATTCAGTCGAGAACTACGAGGAGTACGAGTTCGATGCGGCGTACATCGTCACGGGGAAGGAACTACCCGGCGAGGGATTGGGCGTGCCTGGCTCGATTCTCAACCCTTCGGCTGGCGACGTGTTGGCGATGTCCTCGCAGGCGGGAGGGGAGACCTGAGTCATGTCCGCCAATCCCAACTGGGCGCGGTGGGTGTTCGCATCCGTAGCCACGTACCTGAAGCAAGTAGCCCAAAGCCAACAACTTCCCGTTTTGGTCGAAGGTTTGGACGACCGGACCACGGAGTTCATGGAAGCCACGGATCGGTGCGAAATCCGCATCACAGGTCCGTTCACAAAGGAACTGAGCCACAGCTACTTCCAGATCGAGGTGGTGGTCAACGTCCTCTTTCTGAGCCGTTACGAGGAGCAGAAGAATCAATACGCCATCATCCAAAAGATGGGCGCGTTCCACGAGGCGATGGACGGTGCCATTGCCGTGTACCGGTACGGAAACCAACTCGGCGACAACGAAAAGGCGCTGGTCGGCTGCCTCTCGCCGGTCCAGGGCCGCAGCGACGCCATCCGCGTCATGCACTTTGGACAGATCACCCCGACCGACCGAATCAAGCAGTCGATGGTAGACGCACGCTACCGGATGGAACTTTTCACCAACCAATAACCGGAGAAACCGAACATGGCACGCATCGAACTACGCGATTGCACCGTGCGGATCAAGGACGGCCTGGGGGCGCATCCCGAGACCTACCCCTGCACGGCGCTTGGCAACAAGGCCCTCACGCCCGACAAGACGGCCGTGGCCCAGGGCGATACCACCTGCAAGGTGTCCAGCACGAGCATCCCCACGGCGGTCGGCGGGAAGACCAAGAAGATCCCCATTGGCGCTCGCTTCACCATCGACGGTGAGACGGACGCGGATGCCGTCCACATCGTCACGGCCCGCACGCAAAGTGCGGAGGAAGGGCACACGGACGAAACCACGGACATCACGTTCAGCCCAGCCCTCGGGGCCGGCACCTATGCCACGGACGCCGCCATCACGCTGCTGCCGCAGCAGCTCGAAGTGAAGATCGGCGATGGGAACATCACCTACACCGAACACAACGAGTACGACTATTTGCTCGACCGGGACAACCTGGACACGGTGAAGGAGGGCAAGGAAGTCCCGATGGACGTGAAGTGGGATAGCGTCTACGAGCACATTACAACGGGCACGAGTGAGAACATCAGCCCGATGGACGCGCTCAAGGGGATCGGAGCGGCTTCGGAATGGATCAGCTACGCGGCCGACCCGTGCGAACCTTACGCTGTCGCCCTCGAAGTCGAGCACGTTCCGCCTTGTGGCACGAGCCAGGGCGAAACGACACTTTTCCCCGCCTTCCGCTCGGAGACCCGCGAAGTCAACTTCAAGGAGGCGACGATCTCCGTCACCGGCAAGTGCAACGTGACGGAGCCGGTCGTGAGCCGCACATAAGACGACTCCCCGGCCCGCTGAGGCCGGTTGGGCTGGCCTCTCTATGACCAGTCAAGCGGTGCCGGCAACCGGTGCCGGCATCGCCTCTTTTCCATTCCTTTTAGCGAGGGAACAACATGAAGATTGCCGGCATTGACCCTAAGACTCTCTCGAACGAGGTAATCCTCGTTCTGCCGCGCGGCGAGACGGAGATCGTCTTCCGCGCCAAGGGCCTGCCCGACATGGCAGAGTTCGAGGCCCTGTGCCCCACGCCCAAGCCGCCGGGCAAGTTCACTAAAGACGGCTGGATTCCCAATCTCACCGATCCGACCTACCAGCAAGTGCTCGGCGAGTGGGCCAAGAAGAAGCTCGGCTACACCGTCTTCCGCTCGCTGGCCCCGTCCGAGATCGAGTGGGATTCCGTCAAAGAGAACGACCCTCGCACCTGGCCCAACTGGGAGCAAGACCTGAAAAGCGCGGGCCTGACCCAGGTGGAGTGCAACCGCGTGCTGGCGTTGGTCTTCGAGGCGAACGCCTTGGACGACGCCAAGCTGCAAAAGGCCCGCGATGTTTTTCTACGTGGTCAGGAACCGATGCCCGAAGAGTTCTCTTCGCCCCGCACCGAACAGCCGAGTACGCCGTCTGGCGGGCCTGCGAACGGCTAGGCGTCCGTCCGCCGGGCGTCCGGCCCTCTTGGGACGAGTGCGGTGTTGAAGCCCAGGCTTTGATCGTCGCCTTCGACCAATTGCGGAGCCACGACGAGGCCGAGCGGGATGCGCAACTGGCGGGGGCAAGGATGCCTTTGGCGGCCAGCAAGCCGAAGGGTTCCTGACCATGAACTTCAAGGCGCAGTTCTCGATTCCCCGCATCGACGTGGCCGCCTACCGCAACGCGCTGGACGCCCACATGAAGGGCGTAATCGCCCAGGGCCTCATGGAATGGCTGGAAGCGGTCTTGGCGGAAATCCCGGTGTGGAGCGGCGCGTCGCGGGCGACGTTCGTGAAACTCGCTCAGCAGATCAGCTACAACCTGCCCGTGCAGCCGGCGGCGGTCCAAGCGGCCCACGGGTTGTTCACGAGTCGCATCGACCGCACGGCGGAAGGTGTTTCGCAGAGCGAAGGGAGCCTGACGGCAAACAAGCAAACCGGCGAGTACACGTTCACCTACAGCACAACGCTTCCGTGGCTGATCTGGAACGAGTACCACAACGCCAACGTCGAGCCGGACCCGACGCTCTTCTATCGTTTGCTCGAACCTGGCCCCTATCAGTTTCAGGTCGTCGGGGCCAGAGCGTTCCTGCGGTTCGCGGAGAATGTGGACCTTCTCCCGGTCAGGTCTTACGTGCGTGCGGTGGCAGTGAAGACCTAGCAAGGTGCATCAATGGCCGACGAAATCGTCAACAAACTCGGCTTTAGCGTGGAAGAGGCCCTTCGGGCGCTTCAACGATTGGACGATGCGCTGCAAACTTCCGGCACGGCCTTCCAGACGTTCGGCCAGCAGGTCAACGCTTGGAACAGCGTGTCGGAATCCGCGCTCAACCGGATGAAGGAGATGGCTTCTGCGGCCTCGCGGATGGCCAGCGCCATGTCGAAGATGGGAGCCGGGCCGGCGACGCCAGCGGCCCCAACACCCGCTGCGCCCAACTCGAAACTCTGGCTGCCGGCGGATGTAGCCCAGGAGGTCGAGAAGACGACGAAGACCATGCAGGCCCTCGGCAGCGCATCGACCGAGGCGGGCGAGAAGATGCGCGATGCCGGTCAGCACGGCTCGAAGGCCGCCAACGACACCGGCGAGGCGGTGCGCAAAGCGCACGACCAGATGAAGGGGTGGACCGTAACGTGGGAGACGCTGACCCGCGTGGTGATGACTCAGGCCATCGTTCGGGCCTTGAGCCAAATCCGCGACCTGCTGCGCGAGGCAGTGGACGAGGCGCTGAAGTTCTCCACGCGCATCTCGGAAATCCAGACGATCGCGCCGAAGATCGACCGGAACTTCCAGAGCCTCGGCGGCGAAGTCGCCAACCTCTCCAAGCGATTCAACTTCCCTCTGCCCGACACGGCCGAGGCGCTTTACCAGACCATTTCCGACCAATTCACCACGGCTGCCGAGCGTCAGGACATCCTGACCGCCGCCGGCAAGCTGGCGAAGGTCGGCGTGATGGACCTGAATCAGGCCGTGTCGTTGTTGACCGGCACTCTCAACGCCTATGGGATGCAGTCCAGCCAGGCCGAGGTTGTGGCAGCCAAGTTCTTCAAGACCGTCGAGCTTGGCCGGATGCGTGGGGAAGAGTTGGTGCCGGTGATTGGCCGTTTGGTGCCCATTGCCAGCGAAATGGGCATCAGCCTCGATGAAGTCAACGCGGCGATGGTCGCCTTGACCATCGGCGGCATGAAGGTTCCCGAGGCGGCCACCAGTCTCCGCTCGGCGATGGCGGCCCTTATCAAGCCGTCGCAAGACCTGCAAAAGGAATTGAAGAACCTGGGCTATGAGTCCGGGCCGGCGATGGTCCATGCGTTGGGCCTCCAAGGCGCATTGCTCCAGATGAAGGAAAGCGCCAATGAAGATGTGGCGGTGCTGGCGAAGTTAATTCGCAACATTCGCGCCTACAACGCAGAATCCCGTTTGGCGGGCGATGGTGCGGTGAAGGTGGCGGAAGCCATGAAGGCCATGACCGACACCAACCTCGCACAGACCTTCGACGACATCTTCACGACCTTCACGTCCACCGACGCTCAGCAGTATATGGCTGAGTTGAACAAGTTCAAGGTCACGCTGGTCTCGGAGGTCGGGCCGGAACTTGTCAAGTTCCTCGGCGAGTTGATGAAGGCGGCCGGCGGCGCGGAGGGCCTGGCGGCGGCGATCAAAGGGCTGGCGCAGACGGCAACGACGCTGGCGGAGCCGCTGGGGATCGCGGCCGGGGCGCTGGCGGCGTTCTCGCTGCGCGGCAAGCTGGCCGGCTTCACCGGCCTTGGCGGCACGATCTTCAACAACGTCGTCGCCCCGTTGACGATGGCGGTGTGGGCAGCCGACTTCCTCGATTCGCGCATGGGCTCCATGCTCGACGACATCAACGCCAAGGCCCGCAAACAGATCGACGAGATCGTCTCGGAGCAGAAGAAGGCGGCCCAGGCGCGAATCGACGCCGAAATGAAGGTCTACGACGAGGCCGGCAAGCGCCTCGCGCAGTACGCCGCCGAGGTCAACAGGCAGTACAACGCCCAGGTCGAACGGGTACGGAAGGCGGACCAGGAATTGGTCGCCAATTCGCGGACCACGATGCAGACCATGATTACGGCCCGCGAGAAAGTCGTTCAGCAATTGCGCTCGGCCGCGCAGGAAGCCAACAAGGCCGTTGAAGACTCGATGAAGCGGCAGGCGGACGCGCAGCTTCGCCTGGACGACATCCTCTTCAAGCGGCGGCTCGAAGAGCGGCAGAAGTACGACGACTACTACAAGAAGCCCGATGTCACGGAGCGGCTATACGAAGACCGCGCCTTGGAGTTGGCGCGTGAAGCGGCCAAGAAGCTGGCAACCGCAGAGACCCCCGACCAGGAACGGGCGGCCCAGGCGATCTTCCAGCGGGCGGCGGCCTACGCTCAGGAAGCCGACCAGATCGCCAGGGGCACGGAAGACGAATGGCTGCGGAAGCGTGCCGCCGATGCGGTCGAAGAGATCATCCGCAAGCAGATCGACGCCGAAAGGCAACTCCAGGTTGCCAGCACGGCCCGTGCGGGGACCGCTGCCAGGGCGGCGGCGGGCGAGCAAGAGCGTGTGGACCGGATGAAGGTCTACATGAAGCAAATCCTCACGGACCTTGATCTGTTCGACAAGAAAGGGCAGATGGACCCCAAGAAGTCCGCCGCTTTGTCGGACGACCTGAAGGCCAAGATGGAGTTGTTCAAGAAGGACTGGATGGAGGGCCAGAACATCGACCTGGGCGAGGCATTGAAGTTCGACGCCTTGCAGAAGCGGGTCAAGACCGCCTTAGAGGGTGGTGTCGCGGAGGCCGAAGTCCAGAGGCTCTTTGCTTCGCCAAAGACCATCGACGAGTTCCGTTCCCAGGTGGAGGCCGGCTTCAACAAGACGCCGATGGACGTGAAGCTCTTGATGCCCTTCGCCTCCCCGGACTTCGCCAAGCAGTTGCTCGGCCAGATGGCGCTGCCGGATCGGAACGCCTACCTCAAGGAAGCGACCACTGAATACCAGAAGCAGATCGAACTGGTCAGGAAGTTGGAGGAAGATCAGAAGAACCTGACCGCTGGCGTGACGCAGCAGAAGGCCGCGGTGGGGATGCTCGGCGCGAACGTCACGGCCTACCAAATGGGATCGGAGAAGTGGGCCACATTCCTGATCCAGGCGACGGCCAAGGCCAAGGGCGCACTGCTTGGCGGCGGCGACATGAGCGCCGAGACGAAGGCCCTTGGCGAACTGGTGCGGCAGTTCCAGCAGTTGTCGGAGACGGGAGCAAAGGGCTTCGGCCTCAAGGAGTTTGAGGCGTTGCAGCAGAAAGCCCAGGACTTGATGGCAAAGCCGACCATCACGGATTGGGACAAGGCTTTTATCACGAACCAACTCGCCAACGCCAAGTTCCTGGCCGACCAGGCGGAGACGCTGAAGAAGTTGCAGAGCCCGGAGGGCCAGCCCCGCGACATCCGGGCCGAGTTGGAGAAGGCCCAGCGGGAAGCCGACCGGCTGAAGGAACTGATCGACAAGCTAAAGCCCGAGGCAGCCAAGCAAATGGGCGAAGGTGCCAAGGCGGCCGAAAGCGCCATGAGCACCATGCCCGACATGGGCGGCCTTGCCGCCGACATCCAAGGGGCAGCGACCGCAATGTGGGACTTGGCCCTCGCCTCGCAGAACGTGATGCCGCCCGAGGTGAGTATGAACGCTTCCAAGGGCGGCTTGGCCTGGAACTTCCTGGCCTTCGGCGGCCCGCCGCGCGGTACGGACGTGATCCCGGCGATGCTCTCGCCGGGCGAGGTGGTGATTAACGCTGCCTCGGCGCGGAGGTTTTCCGCGCAACTGACCGCCATCAATGCCGGCGTCCAGCCGGTCTACCGCAGCGAAGGCGGCAGCGTCACCAACATCGGTGACATCAACGTGACTGTCAGCGGCGGCGGAACCAGCCGCCAGACGGCCCGTTCCATCGCCGCCGAGCTAAGGCGTGAATTGCGGCGTGGCACAGCAACCCTGTAATCCCTTTTCAACGTGAGGAACACCCATGAGCGTCAGTCAGATGAACGTCAGCCAGAAAGCGGGTTGCAGCATGGTCCGCGCCCGCAAGGTCGAAGACCAACTCCAGCCCCGCGGCAAGTTCGTGGTGGAGCACTTCCGCCAGGGCGTGAAGATCGGCCACTACGAGTTCCCCAACGGAATCACCAACCAGGGGAAGAACAAGCTGCTGGACGTAATGTTCCACGGCGTCTCGGCCATCACGACCTGGTGGCTGGGCCTGATCTCCAACAGCGGCTATAGCGCCCTGGCGGCCGGCGACGTGTACGCCCAGATCGGCGGCAGCAACGGCTGGGCCGAGTTCACCGACTACACCGACGCCGGGAACAGCAACAATGCCACCACCCGCCCGGAGTGGACCGAGGGCGCGGCCTCCGGCCAGGCCATCACCAATGCCAGCCCGGTGGTCTTCGACATCACCGGCAGCGGCACGGTCAAGGGCCTGTTCCTGGTCGGCGGTGCCGCCGGTGCCCAGACCAAGGGCGACAATGCGGCGGCCGGCGCGATCATCTGGGCCACGGCCCTGTTCGGCACGGGGGACGTGGCCGTCAACGCCGACGACCAGTTGAAGGTGACGTACACCGTCTCGGCGTAAGCGTACTCCCTCGCCACAGGTCGGGCGGGGCTTCTTGCGAAGCCCCGCTCGGCCTTTCTTTCGCCCCTTTGCCCTCCGTGAGGAATCCCAATGGCCTACGAACGCTTCGCAAACGGCGGACTTTCCTCGCTCTCGGCGGGGATCGACGGCGACGATCTCAGCCTGACCGTCAAATCAACCATTGGATTCCCCACCGGCGGCAACTTCCGCATCGTTGTTGACAGCGAGATCATGCTGGTCACGGCCGTGCAGGGCAAGACCTTCACCGTCACGCGGGCGCAGGAGGGGAGCAGCGCGGTCAGTCACGAAGCCGACGCTGCCGTCTTCCACGTCCTCACGGCCGGCGCTTTGGCCCAGCGGGACATCGAGCAGTTCGCCACCGGCGCGATCGGCAGCCGCGATGCGGCCGGGCAGGCGGGCCGGCTCCATCTGCCGACCGAAGGATTCGTGCATCAAGATAATGGCTTGTCGTGGGACATGATGCCCTTGAGCCGCTTCACCCCTCCCGACAGCGCCGACTTCAGTTGGGTGAATCAGGGCAGCGCGACGGTGGCCATGAGCAAGGGCATGATGGTGCTCTCGACGCCCGGCGTGGCGTCCGGCGAGAACATTCGCGCCCTCGTCAAGACCGCGCCGGCGACCCCCTATGAGATCACCGTCGCCATGTTGGCCCTCTCGCCGACCTACACCACCGCCAGCGCGATGGCGCAGTACGGCGTTTGCTGGCGCGAAAGCGGTTCCGGCAAACTCCTTCTCTATGGTCCAGGCATGGCGAGCTACCCGACCACGTTCAACTACACCCAAATGACGAACCCTACGACCGTTTCGACGAACGTGCTGCAAGCCAGCATGGTCGCATCCGGTATCGTGTGGATTCGGTTCGCGGACGACGGGACCAACCGGATGGTGAGAATCTCGCTGGACGGATTCAACTGGGAGCCAGTGATCGCGCCGCAGGGCCGCACCGTGTTTCTTACGGCCGACCAAGTGGGGGTCTTCGCCAATAGCTGGAAGACGAGCAACGTTCTGTCCCGCAGCATCTCTTTCCTGCATTGGAGGGAAGCATAATGGCCGAGCAATTCAAGAACCTTGCCAGCACCACCCTCGCCGAAGACGTTGATGCCTCGGAAACCGACGTTGACGTGGCCAGCGCGATGGGCTTCTCCGGCGGCGACTTCCGCATCCTCGTGGACAGCGAGATTATGAAGGTCACGAGCGTGAGCGGCACGACCCTGACGGTCGTGCGCGGCCAGGAAGGGACGCCCGCTACAGCGCACAGCAACGGCGCGGCGGTGAAGCACGTCTTGACGGTGGGGGCCTTGGACGCCCATGACCAGAACGACTTGGCCGCCTACGATACCTACGCCAACCGGCCGGCGGCCGGAGTGCCGGGCCGCATCTTTCTGCCGACCGATGGCGTCTTTCTCGAACGTGACAACGGCTCGATCTGGGAGAAGTTCGGCCCGATCTGGCCCCTGTCGCCGCCGATGGCGGCCGACTTTCCGACGTGGGTAAACCAGGGGACGGCGACATTCACCGATTACAGAGGCGCGCCGCTTCTCGTTGCGCCGGTCAACAGCAACGCCAACCTCCGCTGCCGGGTGAAGGACTATCCCGCCCCGCCGTTCACCATTGAAATGGCGTACTTGCTCCACGCCTGGCCGTACAGCGGCACCGGGGTTGGCGGCCTGGTCATCCGTGATTCGATCAGCCAGAAACTCGTCACCCTCGGCATCGGGGGCAGCAACGGCGATATGCAAGTCCAGAGCTACAACTGGAACAGCCCCACGTCTTCCAGCGGCAACGTCACGGGTGCGGCGGCCTGCCACTTTGGTGAAACGGCCATCGTGTGGCTTAAGTACGCGGACGACGGGAACAACCGCGTCGTGTCGTACTCCGTGGACGGCTACAACTGGGTGCAGGCCCTCAGCATTTCGCGGACGGACTGGATCGTGCCCAATCAGCTTGGCATCGCCGTCAACTCTTACTGCGGCTACTCGCTGAGCAGCGGCCAATGCGACACGGCCCTCACCCTGCTGCACTGGAGGCAATACTGATGATCGAGAAGTTCGCCAACTTTGCCGTCAACACGCTGTCGGCCTCAATTGCGACAACGACTGCCACCATCTGCTCGGTGACGGACCCGTTCAGCTTCCCTGCCAGCGGCAGTTTCCGTATCAAGATCGGCGACGAAATCCTCATCGTCACAGAGGTCTCCGGCAACACGTTCACCGTCACGCGCGGGGCCGAGGGCACCGTGGCGGCAACCCACGCCAGCGGCGCGGTCGTGCGGCATTTGCTCACCAAAGGCGGCTTGGAGGCGCGGGTCGCCAACCGGTTCATTTCAGACATCTACGACAACAAACCGGCGGCCGGCGTCAAGGGACGCTTGTTCCTCCCCACGGACGGCATCTTCATGGAGTACGACGACGGGGCCGCCTGGCACAAGTACGGGCCGTACAAGCGGCTCAAAGCGCCGCCGCAAACGGGATGGTCGTGGGTCAACCAGGGCAACGCCACGGCGACCTTCGTGGGCGGCGCGCTGGTGCTCGAAGACCCCGACCTCGACGCTACGACTCCACAGCTTCGGCTTTACGTCCGTTCCTTGGGCGTGGGCGTGACGAGCGTGGCGGTGGCTTTCACGTACAACGGCATCGGGACGGACTACCCGATCATGGGCCTTTGCTCGCGGTGCGTCGGCGGCTCGGACGATGGAAACTTCACAGGTTGGGGCCTCCGGCTTCAGCCCTCGCCGAGCAACCCCATGACCTTCCTGCACTTCAAGCACTACACGTCGCCCACGGCCATCGAATCGAGTCCTTCGACGGACGGCCACCAGTTACTTCCCATGCGGCTGTTCTGGGTCAAGTATTCGTGGGAGGGGAACTACAAACGCTGGTACTTCTCCCAGGATGGCGTGTGGTGGACGAAATGGTACGAGGATACCTTCACCTCCTACAACACGCCAAGCCAGTTCGGCGTCTTCATCGACCCGGTGAACAACGCCCAAAAGGTGTCGATGTCCCTGGTCCACTGGGAAGAAGCCTAAGAGGGACCACCGATGGCCTACGAACGATTTGCAAACGGCGGACTCTCTTCGCTATCCGCGGGGATCGGCAGCGACGATCTCAGCCTTATGGTGAAATCGGCCGCCGGCTTTCCCACCGGCGGCGACTTCCGCATCCTCGTCGAGAGCGAGATCATGCTGGTGACGGCCGTGCAAGGCAACGTCTTCAACGTCACGCGGGCGCAGGAAGGGACCAGTGCCGCCAGCCACGACGCCGATGTCGCCGTCAATCATGTCCTGACGGCCGGTGCGCTGGCGCGGCGGGAGGCCGAGCAGTTTGCCGCCGGGGCCATTGCCGACCGTGATAAAGCAGGGCAGCCCGGTCGGCTCTATCTGCCGACCGAGGGCTTCGTGCATCAAGACAACGGCTCGCTGTGGGACATGCTGCCCTTGAACAAGGTGACGCCGCCCAGCAGCGGCGACTTCACCTGGGTCAACCAGGGCACTGCCACGGTCGCCGACACGAAGGGCATCATGGTCCTGTCCACGCCAAGCCATGCGTCGGCGGACGGCCTGCACTGTCTGGTCAAGTCGGCTCCGGCCACGCCGTACCAAATCACCGTGGGCTTCCTGGCCCAAGACCCGCTCTATCTCAATGCGTGGAACGTCCCACAATTCGGCGTCTGCTGGCGAGAAAGCAGTTCGGGCAAGCTGCTCACTTACGGCTGGGGGTCGAGCAATTACCCCAAACTCTTCATGTATGCCTGGTGGACGAATGAGACGACCCTTCAAGGCAGCCAGTACAACTTCAGCGCGCCGACGATGGCACCGTACTGGGTTCGCTTCGGAGACGACGGCACCTACCGGACGGTGGAGATCTCCAGCGACGGGTTCAACTGGGTGCCGGTCCAGCCTCCCCAAGCGCGAACGGTCTTCCTTACGCCGAACCAGATCGGCTTGTTTTCCAACAACTGGAAGACTTCGTATGGCATCCCGCGCGTGGTCTCCGTTCTGCATTGGAGGGAAACCTGATGGCCGAGCAGTTCAAAAATCTTGCCAGCACCACGCTGAGCGAAGACATCGACGATGCGGCCACGGAGTTCGACGTGGCCAGCGCAATGGGCTTCACCGGCGGCAATTTCCGCATCCTGATCGACAGCGAGATCATGCTGGTCACGGGCGTCAGCGGAACGACCTTCACCGTCGTTCGCGGCCAGGAAGGAACCACGGCCACCGCCCACAGCACCGGAGCGGACGTGAAGCATGTCCTGACGGCCGGGGCACTTGACGCCCGCGACCAGAACGACTTGGCGGCTTACGACGCGCTGGCCAGTCGGCCCGCGGCCGGGGTGCCGGGGCGCATCTTCCTGCCAACCGATGGCCTGTTCCTCGAACGCGACAATGGTGCGGCCTGGGAAAAGTTCGGCCCGATCTGGCCCATGACGCCTCCGGCGGCGGCCGACTTCGGGACGTGGGTGAATCAGGGAAGCGCGACCATTGTGGACAACAAAGGGGCGATCTTCCTGGATTCAGGTCCGGCCACCAGTGGCGAGAACCTGCGCTGCCAGGTCAAGGCGTATCCTGCCGCGCCCTTTACCGTGGAGATGGCCTTCCTGGTCAACGCCTGGGGCTACGGGGGCGCATACGCTACTGCCGGCCTGTGCATCCGAGATTCCGGGAGCGGCAAGATTGTGGCCTACGGCGTTGGCGGCAGTTCGAGCAGCATGGAGACGAGGGGCGTCAAGTACAACAGCCCCACCTCGGTAAGCGGCGAAGTCACCGGCTGGCCAAGTAATCGACATTGCTACGACTCGCCGCTGATCTGGTTGCGGTATTACGACGACGGCACCACCAACCGCGTGATCTCGTTCTCGCACGATGGCATCAACTGGACGCAGATGGTGAGCACCGTGCGGACGGATTGGATAACGCCCAACCAGATCGGGATAGGCGTCAACTCCTATGCCGGCTATTCCTCGTCGAGCGGCCAGGTCAACACCGGCATGACTGTCCTCAGTTGGAGGCAATACTGATGATCGAGAGGTTTGCCAACAACGCTGCGACTACGTTGTCCGCCGCGATTGAGACGCCGACCGCCACCAGTTGCACGGTGATGGATGCCTCGGCGTTTCCCACGTCGGGCAGCTTTCGCATCAAGATCGACGGCGAAATCCTGATCGTGACCGGCGTGGCCGGCAGCACGTTTACCGTCACGCGGGGTGCCGAGGGCACCGTAGCCGCCAGCCACGACAGTGGGGCCGACGTGGTTCACCTGCTCACCAAAGGCGGCTTGGAGGCGCGGGTCGCCAACCGGTTTGTTTCGGACATCTACGCCAACAAGCCGGCGGCCGGGGTGAAGGGGCGGCTGTTTCTTCCCGTGGACGGCCTCTTCTTGGAGTACGACGATGGGGCGGCCTGGCACAAGTACGGGCCATATAAGCGCTTCAAGGCCCCGCCGCAATCCGGGTGGGAATGGGTCAATCAGGGCAACGCCACCGCCACCTTCGTTGGCGGCGCACTGGTGCTCGAAGACCCCGACCTGGATACCAACGCTCCCGAACTGCGGCTTTACGTCCGGTCGCTGATGCCGGGCGTGCAAAGCGTCGTGGCGGCCTTCGCCTATAACGGGGCGGCTTCGATGAACGGCCCAAAGTGCGGTTTTGTCTCGCGTTGCACGGGCGGGACCACGGACTACGGGAACTTCACGACCTGGGGCCTGCGCTTCTGGCAGACCAGCACCTATCCGTTCCTCGAAAATGTCAATTACTACTCGCCAACCGCTTCGGAGTCCACGCCCACGGCCGACAACCGGACCCTCTGGCCGCTTTGGCGCGTGTTCTGGGTCAAGTTCTCCTGGGAGGGGAACTACAAGCGCTGGTACTGGTCAACAGACGGTGTGAATTGGATCAAGTGGGGCGAGCTTACCTTCGATTCGGCGAACGCCCCCAATCAGCACGGCATCTTCATCGACCCGCTGAGCAACAACAACAGGATTTCCCTGACGCTGCTCCATTGGGAAGAGAGCTAAGCGATGGCGCTGACCAGCAAGCTAGGCACTGGCGACTCCCTGCTGGCGAACGTCGAGTTGGCGTTTGCCGGTGCCGCCCCGAGCGCGCCGGCAATCACGATGCAGAGCGGGCAACTCGGTGGTCAACTGGGCGTTACGGTCCTCGCCTTGGCGGGAGGGGAAGGTCCATCGACCTTCAACGTCTCGGCCGAGAGCGTGCTGACAGTTGGGCAGGCGGCGGCATCCGATCCGACCTTCGCGGCCCATTCCACGCCGGATTGGGTGCTCGGTGGGCACGATTCGCAACTCGGCGGCCTGGTGCCGGCCTTCGATGGCGCGCCGCCCTCGCGTCCGACGCCCACCACGCAGAGCGGTCAACTGGGCACGGCTTTGGGCGACGTGGTTTTCGGCCTGGACGGAGTAGCCGGCCCTCGGGTCTTTCATCTTTGGGCCGAAAGCGCGTTGGCGATCGCGCACACGGCCGATCCTACTCCAACCTTCGCACCCCGTTCGTCCCCTCGTTGGGTCTTGGGCGGCCAGGATTCCTGCCTGGGCGGCGTGACACTGGCCTCTGATGGTCCAGCCGACGCCCGGCCGTTGACCGGCAGCCTGACCGGGACACTGGGCACGGCCAACTCGCTGCTGTGCGGCGTGCGTTTGGCTCTCGGCCTGCAAGAGGGCGAGGGCACCGCAGCCTTCGTCTACGCGGACGCCGCCAGCCCATTGTCGCTCTCGCAGACGGCCGCGGCGGCGGTCGCCCGACCGGCAACGGCCGAATCGGTAATCGGCTTGAACAGCACCGCCAGCCGCAACAATCTCCTCAGCGCCTCAGCTACGTCGCCCGTAGATTTGACGGATGCCGCCGGACGCAACAACCTGCTCGCGGCCAGTGCCCAGTCTCCGCTGAGCCTGGACGCCGCAGCCGCGTTCGCCATCGCAAAGGCCGTGCCCGCTTCCAGCGAAGTCGCCATGACCGATGCGGCCGAAGTAAGTGCCGTGAGAGCGCTGTCGGCCGAGAGCATCGTCGCCCTGACCGATGCCGCCGAGACGACCGGCCGAACGATCTTCGAGGTTGCCGCGGAGTCGCCTTTGGCATTGGGCGTCGAAGCAGGTTTCACGGCGGTTCACGTTGTATCAACTTCCAGCACGCTTGCCTTGGGGAGCACGGCCGGACGCAACAACTTCGTCAGCGTCAGCGCCGAGTCCACGATCAGCCTGGCGGGCGCGGCCGGACGCAACCAGATTCTTCCGGCAAGCGCCTCGTCGATCCTCAGCCTTGGCTCGACGGCCGCGCAGGTCGGCCGGCTGTTGCAGGCGGCGGCAACCAGCGAGTTGTCGCTGACCGATGGGGCCATCGCCCGCCAAAGCGCGGTCCACAACGCCGAGTGCTGGGACTGGATCGAACTGTACGACGAGGCCACGGTGAGCATCGTGCGGAACCTGTCCGCACAGAACGCGATCAACCTGGTCCAGACCGAGCACACGGGGCGGCCGTGGTACTTGTCGGCCGCAAGCCCGTTGCAGTCGCTCAGTTACCAGTACGATCCGGCGACCGACACCTTCTACCCCGTGTACGAGGGTTTGCGGGACTTGGCCCATTCGGCTCGGCCGCTTTCGGCCTCCGCTCGCCAGTCGATCCCTCTGGCGCAATCGGCGTCGGCTGTGCGCGTCAAGCCCAGCGCGATAAGCGTTTCCGCCGAAAGCGTCCTGGACCTGTTGGGCGAGGTCCGCATCAACCAGACCGGCGGGGCCGGCAACTGGCTGGCACTGGGCCAGTCGGCCACGGTAAACAAGTGCAAGGTGGTCCGGTCGGTGCTGGACCTGTCGCAAGAGGCGGCCGTGCTGGTCAACGTCCCGCGCGGGGCGGCCTCAGCCCTCGGCTTGCAGCAGGCGGCGACCTACACCATCGTCTCGCGTCGCGCCCTCCAACAGTACAACCCGTTCGTCGGGGCCGGGGCCGACCAGTCGCCGACGCCGCCCCCGCCGCTGTTGGAAGCGCCGGAGTACGTCGCCCTGCCGTTTCAGTTGTTCTACCCGGCCGAAGGCGTCGTGACGGATTCGGTCACGATGCGGGCACCGAACCTCGGCAACAAGGATCGCCTCAGCTTCAACCGCATCCTGCGGGAGACCCGTGGCGGTACGCTGATCGTCTTCGCCGATCCGATCTGGCCGAAGATTCAGACCCTCGTGCTGACGTTCTCCGGCCTGCGCAACGCTCAGACCCGGCAGTTGCTCGCCTTTCTGGACGCGCACCTCGGTGGAGAGATCGGCCTGCTGGATTGGGAGGGCCGGACCTGGAAAGGCATCATCACGACACCGACTGATCCGGTCGTCCAGGACGGCAAGGACAGCTATACGGCCAGCATGGAGTTCGAGGGCGAGTTGGTGCCGGCATAGTGCCAACTTGGTGCCGGCTTAGTGCCTAGCGAGGAGAGCCCCATGTTCACGCTTGCAGCCCCGTACCCGATGCTACAGACCACGACGCTCCTGCCCAACCCGCAGTTCAGCAATCAAGAGGGCCTGACCGCGACCATCACGCGCAAGACGGCAATGGACGGCACCCGGTACACCTACGTCAAGCGTAAGGGGGACCGGCGGAAGCTAAAGTGGACCTTTCGGCTGATGCGTAACAAGGGCCTCGAACTGCGGGCCTTTCTCTTCGCCTATTTCGCTTCGACGGTGAAGGTGATCGACCACGACGGGCGAGTCTGGGTCGGCAACTTTACCAACAATCCATTCGAGTTTGAGACGACGGCGCGAGCGGCACCGGCCATCGCGCCGATGCCGCTGGGCGAAACGCAGATGATCGACTTGGAGTTTGAGGGAGTAGAGCAGTGAGAAACATATCTCCCGTTGGATTGGCGAAGCTGACGGCCCGCTGCGGCACCGAACCCATCACCATCATCGAAGTGGATTGGGTGGACGGCAGCACGGCCGCTTATGCCGACCGCACCGTGGATTCGATCCCTGGGCGGATCATCGAGGTCGGCGATCTCGATAACGTCGTCAACGTGAGCGACAACAGCGGCTCGCAGCAGCTTTCCATCACGCTGGACGACACGGACGGCACGATCAAGGTCATCCTGGACAGCCACGACGTTCACAAGCGGACGGCGCGGGTCTACCAGTATTTCAGTGGACTCGCGCTGTCCGACCGGTTCCTGCTGTTCGCCGGCAAAGTGAGTTCGCCCATTACATGGAGCGAGCGGGACCGCACCGTCAAGTTCACGATCCTCTCGCAACTGGAGGACAAGGAAATCGGCTTCTCGGCGGAAGAGGGCCAGTTCCCCTACCTGCCGGCCGACATGGTGGGAAAGGCGTGGCCGATGATCTTCGGCAAGGTGGTCAACTGCCCTGCGCTCCAGGTCAACAAGGCCGTGTCCGGCACGACGCTGACCGCCACCGGCATCCTCAGCGGCATGGAGTTGTGGGAAACGCTCTCGGACGGGGCCGATGATTCGCAGTTCACCATGAGCTTGCTGGTGATGCTCGCGCAGATCAGCCACTTGAAGAAGGTGAAGGAATGCTGGGCACCGCCCTTCCACACGCCCGTGGACGCCAAGAAGGCCGACGATCTCCAGAAGCAGATCGACTCGCTCAACCAACAAGTGCAGCAGGCGATCGCGCGGCAGAGCAAGCAACGGGCCTGCGCCCTGGCCCGCAAGCGGCAGCAGATCGACGAGGCCAACGCTAAGGGCGTGGGCGAGAACCCCATCCACATTCTCGGCGGCGAAGACTTCCCGCAGAATAGGCAAATCACGCTCAACATCAACGGCGGCCTGTTCATCGGCCATTTCGAGGGCGACCTGTTCTACGTCACCGGCCGCTCGCATCCGGCGAATGACGGCGCGGCGCAAGCCGCCTACACCGAGAAGACTGCCGAGCCGGCGATCTGCCGCGAGCCAACGCAGACCACCTATTACCGCTGGGAAGACGAAGTGCCCAACGGCTGCGGCGACGGCTTCCCCAAGGGAAACAAGATTCTCGACCAGGGCGTCGTGATTACCAACACCAGCGCCACGGTCAGCGAGATGGACACGACGCCGGTGGCCCAGCACTTCTGGGTCGATCCCGGCGCGAGCGTCACGCTCGCCAGCGACGAGCCGATTAACTACATCGCATCCATCGTGCCGGGGACGGTGCTCGCTGTGCGGGCCTACAAGCAGCTTACCGGCGAGCGGCGGCTGGTGGACGTGCCGACCGACTTGTACACGGCCCAGACGAAGACCTACGGGACCGTTACGGCGGTCGAGATCGTCGTCAACAAGCCGCTCTCGACGATTACCGACCAGGGATGGAGCGACGATCTCTACGTCACGTTCGAGTCGAGCGTCGGCCCGGACATCGTGGCAATCCTCAAGTACCTGATCTCCCACTACACGGACCTGACGTGGGACGCCGCCAGCTTCGACCACGTTCAAGCGAAGCTCGCCCCGTTCCCGGCCAATTTCCCAATCCTGGACCGGAAGAACACGATCCAGGTCTTGCAGGAGATCGCCTTCCAAGCCCGATGCGCCATCTGGATCAGCAACGGCAAGTTCTATCTCAAGTACCTGCCCGAGCAGCCGACGCCGGCCGATACGATCCGGGTAAGCGACATCGACGCCGAGAGCGGCATCGAAGTCGAGTTGACCAGCACGGAAGAGATTGTGACGAAGATGAAGGTGAAGTGGCGGCTGAGTTGGGCCGCCACCTCGGATCGCAAGCAGGACACCAACGAGAAGACGATCATCCTGCGGCATAACGTCGCCAAGTACGGCACGCAGGAGCAGGAATACGACTGGTACATCTTCAACCAGCCCGACATCGTGTACAAGTGCGCCACATTCTGGCTCGTGCGCAAGTCGAACACCTGGAAGCGGATCAGGTTCAAGACCTTCCTGAACAAGCTGAACCTGGAGACGTTCGACGCCGTGACATTGGACTTCGCGGACCATTATGTGGCAAGCGGCCCCGTGCTGGCAATTGTGGAGAAGGCCAATTACAACTCGGCGGACAACCTGGTGGATTTCGAGTGCCTGGTGCCGGTGCTGGCGGGGAAGATGGGACAGTACAGGTTCTTCTGGCCGGCGGCCTTGCCTTCCACCGACACCTGGCCGCCCGCCGACGAGATCGCGGCGGGGCAGGCCGGCGGCGGCGGGATCGGCGGCGGGGCGACCGGCAGCTTGCCCGTGGGCGACACATCCTCGATTCCCGCTAGCAGCATCGTCTTCGTGGGCGGCCCGAACGTCGTGTTCAAGGCCCGCAGCGATTGGGGCGACCGCACTCCTTCGGATACCGGCTTCGCTGCCCAGCCCGTGGTGGACAATTCGACCTACATCAACCTCTCACCCGGATCGCGTCCGAGGTTGAATCTGAACGTCTACAAGCGGCGCGGCCTGCCGGCCATCACCCCCTACAAGACGACGACCACGGAAGTCACCGTCGATCTGCACAAGACAAAGGTGCTCGACACCTCCGGCAGCGAAACGAAGGTGGCTTCCTTGTCGTCGATCTTCCACGGCATCAACGAAGACGGCGACTTGACGATTGACCGCTCGGCCTTGGTGGCTGACGACGAACACGAGGAAGGCCAGCCGTTGTCCGACGTGCTCAAGAACGGCGAGGACTACTTGGCGATCCGCACGGACGTTTCCATGTGGGACTCGACCTACGGCGAACACGAGTTCGATTTCGCCTTCGACTTTATGACCGAGAAGTTCGGCGCGGGGACCGCCTTCCTGCAAAGCGAGGATTGAATCATGGCTGCCCTGTATCCTCTGACGCTCGACGCTTGGAACAGTCTGCTCGGCAGGATCAACAGCCTTGCCTCGTATCCGCCGAACGGTTGCGATCCAGTCGCGCCGCTATCGCCCGCCACCGCGCCGCACAAGTGGAGCGCGAGGGACATCACGGCCGCCCAGGACAAGCTCAAGGAGATCTGCTCCGACAACACCTTCACGACGCCCACGGCCGGAGTACCCGGCGGCAAGTGGCGGAAGCTCTATATCGACGAACTTGAGGAGGCCATCGACAACGGCTGGTGCAACTGTGAGCCGGAGTTGCCCTGCTGCATCCCCAATGGGCAAGGAACGGTTTGGATTGAAGGCCCCGGCGGCGGCTATTACGTGACAATTCCCTATTGGCAGGTCATCGAACAATACCTCTTCGGGAACATCGACTACGGGGCGGCTGAAGCGGCTTTGCCTGATGGCGTCATGGCGCACCTGGTCGAGTGCTACGGCAGCGGTCAGGGCTACATCGCCCACAGCTTCCACCATGCCCATTGGGTGAATTGCGTCTACCGGGACTTCTGGCTGGACACCGGCGCAGCGAGAGGTGACGAGTATTGGAGCACCTGCGGTGAAGACCCGGATGAAGTCACCTACCTGGGGCGCGTGCCGTCGCTAGCCCCAAGCTATCCGAGCAGCACGTCGGTCGGATCGACGACCTATTACGACCAGCCGATGTTCACGCAGTATCTTTACGACTACATCGAGCAGCGATGGTATGAGAGCCGGTTGATCGGGTACTTCGAGGTCAATGCGTACTGGTACTACTTCTCGTACTGGTCGCTGTTCCAGTGCCAAGCGTGACACGCAAGGGGACCGAGTGGCGGCAAGTGGACCTCATCGGAGCAAACGCCTTTTCTATTCGGTTATCTCCCGGATCACTCGGCACGGATTGCCGGCGGCGAACACCGCGTTAGGGATGTTGCGGGTGACGACGCTCCCCGCCCCGATGACCGTCCGGGAACCGATTGTCACGCCGGGGCAGATGATTGCTCCGCCGCCGATCCAGACATCGGAACCGATCTCGATGGGCTTGCCGAACTCCTGTTTTCGTCGCAAGGCGGCGTTCATGGGATGGGTGGCTGTGTAAATCTGGACCGCCGGCCCCAGCAGCGTGTAGTCGCCGATCTTCACCTGGCATACGTCGAGGACCACGCAGTTGAAGTTGAAGTACACCCGTTGGCCCAGCAAGATGTTCGACCCGTAATCGCAGAAAAACGGCGGCTGCATCCAGACCGACTCGCCGCCTTGGCCGAAAAGGGCCGTGACGATGCGGCGGCGGGCGTCTTGATCTGCTTCCCGAGTAGCGTTCAAGTCCTGGCACAAGTCGCGGGCGCGCTGCCGGGCCTCGACAAGGGCGGCGTCCAGCGGGTCGTACAGTTCACCGGCCAACATCTTCTCGAATTCGGTTCGCATACTCATGCCTGATGGAATCGACCTTGCGGCTTGTGGGGGCCGTTCGGAACTGGGAACGGGCCGAACGGCTCGGTTCTCCTTTCGTTACGCGATGGTGGAATAGTACGCAGTCAATGCCGGTCTTGGAATAGTGTCTTAGCGGCAGTGCGGTTAGACAACGTGCCCAGGTGGTTGCTCACTGGGCACTTGTCGTTTCTTGAGAGGATCATCCTATGGAAAGCGCGTTTGCATGGCTGAACCAGTTGTTCCAGGCCGTCTACCAGTTCTTTCCCCGCATCCTTATCGTGCGGGCCACGCACGGCGGCGTGAAATGGGTGCGAGGCAAGCGTGTCAAGCTGCTCGTGCCGGGCCTGCACGTCTATTGGCCGCTCACGACCGACGTGGAAGTGATCGTGACCGCCCGGCAGACGCTCGCCATCCCGGACCAGGTGATGGCCACCAAGGACGGTACGAAGGTCGTGGTCAAGACGCTGGTGGTCTACCGGATTCCCGACCCCGTGCGGGCCATCGGCAAGCTGAACTGGGACGTGGACACGACGATAAACGACCTGACGCAATCGGCCGTGGTCCGCGTGATCGCCACACACACCTACGAAGAGATCATGGCGGGCATCCGGGACGAATCGCTCACCAAGACCCTGACCAAAGAAACCCGCCGCGAACTGCGGCAGTTCGGCGTCCACGTCACCCGCTGCAAGCTGGTGGACTTCTCCGACTGCAAGGTCTACAAGCTGCTCACCAGCCAGGCTGATCGGCAGGGAATGGCGACGCACCAGTTCTATCAGTAGCTTGGGAATCGGCGAGAATTCCCTGATTGTCGTTCAGGACTCCTGTGGCCGTTGGGCCTGGTCCTCCCTGTCAAAGTGCTCCTTGATTCCCGTCAGCCAATCAATGACCTCGCACGGATTATGCGCCGACAGGCCGATCTCGCCGCGATACTGCCAGTCGGTCGTGCGGTCCCGGAGGATGGGATATAGTTGCTCCCAGTTCTCCAGGACGCTGAACTGACCAGATGTTTTCCGACTGCGCTCGACGTAGCCGAAATCGAGTGGCACGCCGAAGTATTCCAAGCCGTCTTTCCAAGTGCTGTCAAAGACCAAACCGTCAGGCGTTGAGCACCAAGCGTGGAGCACCGGGAAGGACTTCCAATCGTCCCATCCTCGGATCGCATATCCTTCGACGTAGATCAGCTTCCTGCGCCTCGCCAGGCGGAAAGCGTTGTCGAAGCACTGCCTGAAGCCGCCCGTCCTGATCCCTTTGGGTCTCGGCTGCGGAGTGAAAGGACGCCCATTCGCCAGGACGAAATGCTCGGGATTGTGCCACAGCCAGTCGCTTCCGACATCGCTCATCGCCGCGTTTCCTTCGGCCTCGCGGCTATTTCGGTCCGTTGGCAAGCACCGCCATGAGGTCGTCATCGGTCAGTCGGCGGCGAGTGGCTTTCGTGCCTGTCTCTCGCTCATAGGCGTCGATGGCGGCGTCCCATTCGGCAACGTCCATCGTCGTGCATTTCGACTCGTTCTCGGTCGAGAGAAGTAGCCCCGTCTGCTCGTGGGCGTGGATAATGGCGGGGTCGATCCCGGCCTTCTTCATCGCCTGGATCGTCTGGTGCTCGATCCACTCCAACGGCGGTGCTCCGTCGAACAGGCGATCTCCCGGCCCCGGCTCCCGCCCGTGGGAAGCAACAAAGAGGCCGTTGAGCATATTGACCATTTCTTCGGGGACCGGCACCCGGCGGAGAATCTGCCCCTCCTCGTCCTCAACCCAGTCGAACTGCCGCCCGTAGCAGCAACTCTTGTATTTCCGACCGCTACCACACGGGCATAAGCTATTTCGTCCAATCCTCGTCGGCATAATCGCTATCCTCCCCGCAAGGATAGCACGCCCTCTGCGACCCCGAGAGTCGGCACTTCCCGGAATGCCGAACGTAGGGCAAAATCCCGCGATCTGTACGCGACAATCAGGAGAATCGGCGCGCGGGGCAGGCTTGGCACTGATCCGGCGTGACTTCCTGACTGAACGCCTCTGCCGCCGGCTCACCGCAAATGCCGGCAATGGTCAGCACGCCGTCGATGACGGCGATTCTCAGCATTCGCAGCGCGCAGGGCGGCCAGGCGGGATAGAGCCGGTTGCCCTCCTGGCGGTAGCCGGGGATCGCGGGTGGAGGGCCGGGGAACTCCAAAGAGCCGTCGGAGTGGACGACGGGACGACCGTGGGCCATCTCCACGTCCGGGAGTGCTTCTCCGACGAGGGAGTAGATGCCGGCAGCCGAGCCGCCGGAATAGCACAGGTAGTTACAGCCGCCCGTTGGGTTCGGACGGGGAATGTCTTCGCGGCAGTCGCAGGGCATGTCTTTCACCACAGGTCTCGCGGGCAGTGCTCCGTGGCCATCCTGATCTTGTTCAAGACGGCGACACCGCTGTCGGCGACCCGGCAGCCGCAGCCCCGGCAGATGTGCTTCTTGGGGTCGTACCACTTGCACGGCTTGCAGTGCTCGTGGAATATCCGCTCGACATCTTTGTCGGAGCGTTCCGGCCGTCCGGCGGCCGTCCAGCGGGCCAGGGCCTCCGTGTAGGAGATGGCTTGGCGCACCAATCCCGGCGATGTGGGCGGGTCGGAAGGCGGCGAAGGCTGCATCGGCGCAAGTGGCGGATCGGGCGGCGAGGATTCATCCGTCGCCGCATCGGTCGGCATGGGATCAAGCCCGAGACAGCGACGGCATTCCGTCTCTCGAACCGGTCGCTGGAAATAGCCTTTCATGGGATCGTTGCACTTCGGGTGCATGTCCGCACCGGTAAGGCGCTTCGGGCACGGCGGATACTCGTTCTTTTCGGACGTTGACATTGGACCTCCCCTCAGAACATCCGCAGCATGGCGTGGTAGACTTCGGCCTCGGCAATGCAGTCGGCCAGGGCGTCGTGGGGATTCGTATTGGTGACGCCCAACTTCTTGCACATTGCCCCGAGACCGACGAACGGAAACGGCACTGGCTCGCCCGCAAAGGCGGCCCTGTCGTTGAGCGAGATCGCGTAGAGCATCCCGTCGCGGGCATGGCTATGGAACAGGAGGTCCATTTCCTCGACGCCGAGCCATGCCTTGAGAAACGATGACTCGAAGGCCCAGTTGTGTGCCAGCGGCACGAGGCACTTCTTGAACGGCAGTTTCAGGTTCAGATACCAGTCGTGGAGCCAGTCGGCCACCTGCTCGCATTCGGGAGCGTGGAGCAACAGTTCCGTCATCGGAATCTTGTGCTTGTGCTTCGCGCCAAGCGACTCCCGCTCCGGGTGCTTTGGCTTGATGCGGGTGTAGAACGGCCGCACACTGGCCAAAGGCTTGAAGTCGGAGTCCAGCGGCACCACGGCGATCTGGATGATCTCGTGGTAGCCGGGCCGGGTGCCGGTGGTCTCCAGGTCCACGGCCACCATCAGGTTGCCGTTGAGATGGACCAGACCGGGGTAGACAATGGAATCAGCCACGGCGAACCTTCCTCCCCTTCTTGGCAGACTTGCGAGGCGACTTCACAGCCGGCCGGTAGTTGGGCATGTCGTTCAGGTCGGCCGGCAGCAAGCCGCGTTCGATCATCTCTTCGTAGTGGATCAGGGCCATCGCATTGAACATGATCGCGGCCAGGTGGTCCTCGTCCCGCTTGCCCTGCTGGTACTTCATTACATGCCGCTTGAGTGAGGCGACGCAGCG